TGATGTAATAAACTGTGCTATCCAATTCGGGTTCTGGTGGCATATAGTTTATAATCAATTTCATTTTATCATCTGGACTCAGTTTAGATTCATCACCCTGATAACCGATGTCAAGTTTATGTTTCTCGAATATCTCAACAGCCTGTTCCTCACGTCTCTTAATTAAAAGTTCCATGTGCGCTTGCATTCCCTTCTCTCTGCCGTTCTTATCTTTACCCCTCTTCTTATATGAACTCAGTGTTTGTTTGACCTTACTCTTACTGGCAATCTTTTTCAATGGGATTTGCATATATCTAATGTCTTCAGCATAACCATAATAATAATCAACAAACTCTTTTCCCTTACCATCAAGAATCAGTTCAAATCCGTTTTTCATAAATTCTTCGATGTACTCAGACATCACTTTCGATTTAATTGTGTTACCAGTTAACTTGATTTTCCTTTTAACTTCACCAGTTTTCTTATCCTTAACTTCTGAAAGTGTGGCGTAATTGATACGTGCGAGATTCAAACAACTAAGACTAACACCATCATCATCAACACTCATATATGGCTTTGGCATCTCGGTCTCATTAAATAATTCAATAAGTGCCTGAATGCCCGTTTTGCCCCTATACTGCCACATCTCTTCATTTAATCCCTCAGTTGTTCCCTCAGTTGTTCCCTCATCAGTTACTCTAATGTTAGTATAATCAGGAATTTTGAAGTTAACACCATCAGTCACACAAAGTAATGGAATACAACCAAATTTACTGAACCAGTGAATTGCATGTCTTAATTGAATCCTTGCCACACTGGTAATTCTTGCAGCACAAACGTTATCAGACCAGTTGAAACTGATGTGTGAACCCAATGCACCATAAAGCGAGTTGTTCAAAATCTTAATAGGTAATTGCTTCACCTTAAACATCGCAACGTCCTCGGAAGTCAATAAGTTATTGATATACCTGACGTGAACTTCGGGGTCAAGTTGTTTCAATAATCCAACTTCTTCCACATCCAGTTCAGCACCACTACCCATTTTCTTGTAAATGTTACGAGTAGTTGTCATATATAACAACATTTTCTTCATAACACCTGTGATGTCAAACATTGGAAAAACATCATCGGTTAATTGAATCATGGGATAAAGAGAGGCGTAGTCAATCTTAATGAGTCTTGTGCTATACCCCTTTTTATAGGTTCTCGCCAGACCACCACCGAACTTCATGTATGTGTCGGGAATCGGAATTGCTAAATCATTTTCATAACCCCAAGCAGTTAACAATAAGTTCCAGATGCTTGCCGTACCCATTGTACAGATTCTCTGATATGTAGTTGGAACAATCTTGGCTAACATAAATGATGATTGATTGTAAAGTTCATCAACCTGTTCAGTTTCCCAGAGGTCATCAAGAAGATATTGTTTCACGAGTTTCCTGCCACCAATAAATGATGTAAGATTTTTCTCAACAGCATTATCACGATACCACCCAACAAAGTTTTTATTGTCATCAAGAAATTTTTTCCTGAACTCCTTATATTGTTCGGCATTAATATTATCTTTATTAAGTTGGAGTTTATAGAGATTCGTGGCAACGTCTTGGAATGCATCGGGAATTTCAAGATATTCGTTCTTCTCGTTAATTAAAAACGCCTTGTTTTCGTTGTAATATCTACCAATGTCATTATCTTCACCCTTGATGTATGTTCGGTTATCTCTTGCGAACTTCTCGAACTTCGCAATGTACTTCAGATTGGTTCGTTTCAAATCACTGTTTACGGCAGCAGTTCGTTTTGCTGCATGTATGGTGTCAATGATTGAATAACCCCACATTTCAGTGGCGGTATATTTATCTGTGGTATTACCATACTTAACACTTGTACCGCCTCTTCTTTTGAGATTGATACCTGCTTTAAGACCGTTTGGAACTTCACTTAAATTCATTTTAAGAATACCTGCCCGTCCCAGAATAAATTCAAAGTCAAACATCTCAGAGTTGTGTCCAAGAATAACAGCAGGTCTTATATAGTCAATAGTGTTGAAGAAATCCTGAATCAATTTGATTTCCGACATATCATCATCACGCTTTTCTACTTCCAAAATGGTTTCAAATCCCCTATTATCTCTCACACCAATAGCAAACATTCTGGATATCTGATATCTAAGACCAGTGGTCTCGATGTCAAACGTCAGGCGATGAACTTCTTTATATTGCTCATAACCCTTGTAAAGTCTTGATTGTGTGCTAATGAAGAACTGTTCTGTTGTTCGTGGATTATAGAATAAATCACGGTTTTTATAAACAATCTTACCTTTTTCATCTCTTATAAAATTATCGTTTTCGTCTTTAAGTTTTTCATAGGGGTCAATCCCACCATCTCTGACATAGTTAACGATGTCATTATAAGACCTATGACTACTTAATTTATAACAATAACCATCAACCAATCTTTTCTGATTACCAGTTTTTAGTTTGGTAATTGTGATACCGTACTTAATTCTTTTACTCTCAATGTACGATTCATCTTTGTCTGGATATAATGTTCTTCCAATTCTGTTTAAATCCTTCATGTACATGAAAGGCAGATACCTGATGTTTTCAATTCTTGGTTTTTGATTGGGTTCATGTATCACACATTCAGCAATATCGGTTCTTGGGTCTGTTTCAACGTTGACCAGATACTTAATATCGTTATTATAACCCTCAAGAAATCCTTTGATTTCACCTAAAACCCTGTGTTTATCCATATTATTTTTTTATTAAACGGTACGTTAACTTTTTTGTCTTTAAACTATATCTGTATTTTACATTATCCATCACAAATTCATTGGTTTCCAACACCTTTTTCGGGTCTTTAGGGAAGACACCTGATAACCAAAGTGCGGTTATCGAATTTTTTGCCACGACCCGAAAGTAATCATTTTTTTTCTTAATTTCAAAATCCAGAAAATTAACATCATTTTTGTCTTTGGTTATATACTCTAAAATTGTTGCGATTCCAACATAAACATCTGCTTCAATTTCCTTACTTGCTATATCATCACCATACAATATTGAGGCGAATAAAAAATCTCGAAACGGATTAATCCTCCATTGATAAGTTCTTCCCATGCTTCTCCTTAATTTTTTGAATCACCTCACTTAAGACCGATTCATTTACATCTGATTTATAATCTTCGTTGTCAATGACTTTCACAATTTCCTTGCGCTTACCTTCAATAGCACTAAACACATAATCATCAATGGTGTCTGGAAACACCAACACATAAATATTAACAGCATTCTTCTGACCGATTCTATGTAATCTATCTGCAACTTGGTCATATTCACCCACAGAATATGGGAGCGTCATAATAAATAACTTACTGGCAGCAGTAAGGGTTAAACCATAATTACAGGTTTGAATACTACCCAGAAATACTTTTAAAGCACTGTTTGGGTCTTGAAACGTTTTCACGATACCAGCACGAACTTCCACATCTTTTTCGTCACCAGTATGTAATGCAGAAATATCAACAAGTTTTTCATTTAATCTATATAAACTATCTTTGAAAAAGTCAACGACAACAACCTTTTCACCTGTCTGAAACACGTTTTCAATCAACTCAATAGCGTGTTGCACTTTAACGAGTGCCAGATATTGTCTCAAGCGAATCATTATTGTCAACGGATTATTATTTGGATGTTCGACAAATTCATTGGCGACACCTGCTTCAATTTCATCATAAATTTGTTGTTCTTGGTCGGTCATCTCCAATATGATACGCTGATAGGTTTTATCTGGAAGGTCTTTAAGGGCATCAATTTTACGTTTCCTATGTGTGAAAGGCGCAATCTTGAAATAAAGTTCTTCGAGTTTCTGAGCCATTGTATCAATAACATATCCCCATCCATCATCACCACGAGTCATTCCACAATAATATTCATTAAAATATTTCTTGGTTGGGAAATCGACATCAGAAATCTGATTAAGAACTGTATATAATTCATAGGCACGGTTTGGTGCAGGTGTTCCAGATAAAAAGATTTTACTAACCTGCTCATTTCTAAAGAGTTTGGTTCTGAACGTACTTTTGAAATTCTTATAAGTATTCGACTTGGTGTTTTTAAGTTTCTGAGATTCATCACAAATAACTACATCAATCACATTAATACCCAATTTCTTCCATTTGGTTATAAATTTCTTTTCTTTGGTGTTTTTTGGATTGAAGAAATCGTAATTAATAATCACATATTTGGCTTCTTCAATTCCACAGTTGTTATTCTTCCAGTTTATAATATGTGCGGTGCTATTTGTAAACTTCTGAACCTCATAATAGAAATTGAACTTCAATGAGTTCGGTGTTATAACAAAAACCTTTTCAAACCCATTCATTTCAACGTAAAGAATTGCTGATAAGGTCTTTCCGAGTCCCATTTCATGAGAAATCAAGGTGCTACGAGTGGCATTCATGAACATAGCACTAACGATTTGATGTGGATATAGCTTAATACCTTCCTTTAAAAGTGCGTGTAATCTTTCGCTGTACTCCACATAGGTTTCTTCAAGTTCTTGCTTATATCTAACCCAATGTTCTTTCTTTATATTGAGTTCAGCAATGAACTTACGTTTTTCGGCTTCAGTAACTTCGACCTTTTTGATTTGCTCAATAAATATCTTGCGACTGTCTTCATTTCCGAAGTCAAAATGAATCTTTTTGGAGTTCCTGTATCTTTTAATTAATGCAAAGAGTGATGCTATGTTGACTTCCCAACACATCATACCAGCATTCCATTTACGGCTTTCCTCTGGAAGATTTTTTATTCTTTGAACCAGTTGGTCATTAATGGGGAATTTGAGGTAGTACCACTGTCTCTTTCGAATCCTCTCACAATGAACAACAAAAATGAATTCTTGCATAATAAGTCAATATCCAGCAAAGATAATGAAAAAATTTTAATTATCAAGGAGTTGGGACAGCATAAATCGTATTATCATCGCTGATGTCTTGCGAATTATTGCTTGGAGCAGGGAAATATGTGGTGTTAGTTGTTAAAACATAGACAGTTAACCCATCTGTTATGTCTTGTCCATTATCACTGGAAATCGGAAAATATGTTACAGCACTTGGAGCAATAAACCAAGTAGTCGCATCAGTTACGTCTTGCGGATTATCACCGAAAATCGGAAGATATACAGTCGTACCAGTTGGAGCGACATATATCGCATATTCACTCGTTATGTCCTGCGAATTATTACCTGATATGGGAAAATACGTAGAAGCAGTTGGAGTAACGTACAGGATAAAGTCATTGGTTATATCTTGTGGATTATTACTCATTTCATTCTTATATTTTTCAAAGTCCCATAATTTTAAACTACAGTGGTTTTTGTAGTACTATCAGAAATTTGTATGTTAATTTTATTTTGTGTTGGTAAAGTAATTTTACCACAATACTCACCAAGAAAATCAAGTTTGAATTCACCAAGGAATCTACCTGCTTTTCTGGTTTGTGGTAACGTAAATTTATATGTTAATGTATATTCTAATTCATCAGGATATTCTGGTCTGTTATTATTAACAACAAGGCTTCCAGCGACATTTGCTATACGATACAAACCAGTATCGGCTTCCATCATAGAGAACGTCACACCCACGTTTTCCATCATGTCAGGTGTAATATCGTATTGCTCCATAGCGAATTGTGTCAATGGATATTTCAAGACTGGCAGCGTACTGTCTTTCTTGATAAAAAAGTTGTTAATATTAAATGTGCTATAATCCATTATCCTACGTCATCATCGGCATCATCACCTGCAATTATTCTTTCGGCTTCCATTAGTTTCTCCCTGTTGGCTTTAACCATATTAATCTTATTTTTGGCAGTAGCACCGATACCATCACCAATTAGACCCATCATAAGTGCTTCGAAGTAAGTGAATTCGTGTCCAACGAATTCAACATAAAATCTAAACATAATATATGTTGACAAGAAAGTAACCAAGTACCTACGCCAGTTATCTTTTAACCAGAATC